CAAAAAGAAAGATAACACCCAGCTGGCAATTGCAAACGTAACTGGTGCAAATGCTTTAGATAAAATAAACTTCCCTGATATTGAGGAATATTTTGTTTATACTCCCAAGTCTCAAGGACAGGTTGGCGGTTCCAGTGGTTACGGTAAAGGCGTAAAACTTGCAAAAGATGCTGTAACTTACGTCACTTCTGGTCTTGTTGATCGTAACAAGATGACTGTACTGTCTTATCTGCATAAAGCAATCAAGTCACTCAATCAACTCAGAATGATTGAGGATTCACTTGTTATCTACAGACTGTCCCGTGCCCCTGAGCGTAGAATTTTCTACATCGATGTTGGCAATCTTCCTAAAATTAAGGCAGAGCAGTATTTGCGTGATGTTATGTCACGCTACAGAAATAAGCTGGTTTATGATGCTAACACTGGTGAAGTCCGTGATGATAAGAAGTTTACCAGCATGATGGAAGACTTCTGGCTACCTCGTCGTGAGGGTGGTAGAGGAACTGAAATCACTACACTTCCTGGTGGTCAAAACCTTGGAGAACTTTCTGACATTGAGTATTTCCAGAAGAAACTTTACAGATCTTTAGGAATCCCTGAATCAAGAATCGCTGCTGATGGTGGTTTTAATCTTGGTCGTTCTTCTGAGATTCTAAGAGACGAGATTATGTTCTCTAGATTTGTTGGAAGACTTAGAAAGAGATTTAGTAATGTTTTCCACGATCTTCTAAAGACACAACTTATTCTCAAGAACATCATTACTCCTCAAGATTGGGAGTACATGAGTGATCATATTCAATACGATTACATTTACGACAATCATTTTGCTGAACTCAAAGAAACTGAGTTAATGAATGAGAGACTTTCTCTTCTACAGCAAATTGAACCTTATGTTGGTAAGTATTATTCTAATGAGTATGTAAGAAGAAAGATCTTACGTCAGACCGAAGAAGATATGATCAATATCGACTTTGAGATTGCTAATGAACTCAATAGCGGAGTCATTCAACCTCCAACTCCACAGATCGATCCTAATACTGGAAGACCTATGGACTTTGTTCAGAAGGTTGGTTCTGATCTTGTTAAGAAAACTCAAAATCAGAATACCAAAGATCTTGAAATTGGTCTAGGTAAGAATGGAAAAGATCCGCAACCAAGCGAAAAAGCGAACAACGTAAAAGGTCAAGAAGCGGACAAACTATAAATAATAAAAGATTTTATTAGTGTTTTATGGAATCGTCTGAATTTATTGGCATGGTAATGTCCGATGCTCCCGCAGCGGATGTAACTGACGCTGTTAAGCAATTGCTATTTCAAAGAAGTGCATCAATGATTGATGACTTGAAGCCTATTATTGGCGCACAAATGTTTGACCCTGCAGTAGAGGAACCAGAGGAACAAGATGTATAGACTAAATCTAAAAAACAATGAAGCTACCCTAGCTGCTGGTATTGGAAATAGCAGCACAGTAGATAGTGCAACTCTAGTAAGAGTTACCAATGAATCTGGTGGAAGTGTTGTTGTCGGTTTGCAAACTGCAGGTTTTGTTGGATTTGCTACCATGACAATGTTGAACAATACCACTGAAGTAATTGAGAAGAGAGGTTCTGATTTGATTCATGTTCTTGGTGGTGATGTATCAGTAGTAAAGATCGGATTTACCAATTAAGCAAATGAAACTAATTACAGAGCAAATCGAAAGCATCGAAGTTCTTACCGAAGAGAAGAACGGAAAGAAAAGTCTTTACATTTCAGGGCCTTTCTTGCAAGCTGAAGTTACTAACCGTAATGGACGCTGCTATCCTTTCCCAATTTTGGAAAGAGAAGTCAAGAAATACACTGACAAGTTTATCTCACAGGGAAGAGCACTAGGAGAACTCGGTCATCCAGAAGGCCCTTCAGTTAACCTAGATAGAGCATCTCATATGATTACTAGCCTCAAAGCTGAGGGTAATAATTTTATGGGTAAGGCAAAAATTCTTGATACCCCAATGGGTAACATTGCCAAGTCTCTTCTCGATGAGGGAGTAAAACTTGGTGTTTCTTCTAGAGGAGTTGGTTCTCTAGTTGAGCGCAATGGTGTTAAGTATGTTGGCGATGACTTCATGCTTTCAACTGCTGCTGATATCGTTGCCGATCCTTCCGCGCCTGATGCATTTGTTCAAGGTATTATGGAAGGTAAAGAGTGGGTTTGGAATAATGGAATTCTTGCAGAGAAAACTTTGCAACAAATTAATTCATTAACACCCTCTGTAGATAAACAAGTCCGCGAAGAAAAACTACTTAAGATCTTCGATCAATACTTGAGAAATCTATAATTTATAAATAAATATTAGAATAAAGATAACAATTTTATTCGGAGAGTACAATGTCTGCTGGTAATTTACAAGAAATGGAACTAAAGTCACAAGCCAAGCAATCTAAGACTGCCGTCAACGCTGGCGCTAAGCCTGCTGAAGCTATGCCTTCTAGCGGTGAGTTTGTTGCTGCTACTCCTGGTCAATCTATTACAGATCTCGGAGGCCCTACACCTGATAACTATCGTCCTACTGACGACTCTGCAAAGTACGCATCTGCTCCAGTTAAAACTGTGAGAGATGTCGTCAATGCTAAAGCTGCAAGAGCAGAAGAAGTCGAAGTAGAAGAAGATCAGGAAGTAGTTGCTGAAGCTGAAGAAGAGACCACTGAAGTAGTTGCGGAAGAAGAAGTTACTGAGGAAGAGACTTCCGAAGAACTAGAATTCGATGTAGCTGAAGATATCAAAGCCATTTTTGGTGAAGAAGATCTCTCCGAAGAATTCAAAGAAAGAGCTGCTCTCGTATTCGAGGCTGCTCTAAAGGCTAAAGTAGCCGAAGCTTCTGAAGTTATCGAGAAGCGTTATGAAGAAGCTCTTGAGGAAAATGTTGCTGCTATTGAAGCAGAACTAACCGAGAGAGTTGATTCATACCTAGAGTATGTTGCTGGTGAGTGGCTTGAAGAGAATGCTCTTCAGGTCGAAACTGGCATTAAGGCTCAGCTTTCTGAGTCATTTATGACGGGCCTTAAGGGTCTTTTTGAAGAGCATTATGTATCAATCCCTGAAGAGAAATATGATGTGCTTGAGAATATGGTCAACAAGCTTGATGATATGGAATCAAGACTCAACGAGCAAATCGAAAGAAATATTCAGTTAAACCAAAGACTTAGCGAATCCGTATCAGATGGAATTCTCTATGATGTCTCTAGAGGTCTCGCTGAGACCCAGAAGAGCAAACTCGCAGGTCTTGCTGAAAGTGTTGAGTTCGTAAGTGAGGAAGACTATCGTGAGAAGCTGGAAGCACTAAGGGAGTCATACTTCCCTAGAAATCCAGTTACTCCAGAAAGAGAAGATGAAGAAATGCTCGGCACAGAGTCGGAAGTTGTTTCCGAATCAATGAGTGCTTATTTGAGAGCAGTTACAAAATTCTCTAAGTGATATTAATTAGATTATAAATTTTTAACCACACTTTTCCCAAGACAGGAGAAATCCGCAAATGTACAATTCACAACATTTGCAAGAGAAGTGGGCTCCTCTTCTAAACGCTGACGGCATCGGTGCTATCACCGATTCCTACAAGAAGAGCGTCACCGCTATCTTGCTAGAAAACCAGGAGAACTTCCTCCGTCAAGAGCGTATGCTCACCGAGGCTAGCCCAACCAACTCAGCTGGTGCTAGTGGCTTCACTGGTGCTGCTACTGCTACAGGCCCTGTTGCTGGTTTTGACCCCGTTCTAATCAGCCTCATCCGCCGTTCAATGCCTCAGCTTATCGCTTATGATATCTGTGGCGTTCAGCCTATGACTGGCCCAACTGGACTCATCTTTGCGATGAGAACCCGTTACACCAACCAGTCTGGAACCGAAGCTTTCTTCAACGAAGCCGATTCTGCATTCTCTGGTCAGAACAGTGGTCTTTCACTTTCTGCTGGCTTCGCTGATGCTAACGCTGGTGTTGGTACTACCTCTCAGCGTGGCAGCAATCCTTCTATCCTCAATGACTCCCCTGTTG